GTAGGTGTTCCACTGCTCCCTGGAATATGCCCGGCCAGGGTTTTGCTTCATCACCTGATACAGTTCCTCAGGGGATGATGTCTCAAACTCGTCGTAGATCTTTGGGAGATTTGAGAAGTCTGGCTTTTCTTCACCAGGCGTTTCAAGCATGTCGAGAGTCAACCCATCGAAGTTGTTCTTTCGGGGTTCTACTGACTCTAGCATATCCAGAGTCAGTCCGCTAAAGTCAGGCTTAGTTTGCGGCATTTACGTTTCCGAAAAATGATTTCTCTGGGACTTTCTTCATCTTCCAACTTCCATTAGCCCAGAATTTGACAGTCTCTCCAGGGAAGATCACTTCGTTGACAACCAAGTCTTCATAGATCCCAGAGAGAACAGCATTGTTTATCTCACCCTCAGACATCTTGTCTTTCAACCAGTAGGCTTGAGTCGGAACATTCTTCAACTTAGAAGCCTCGCTTGCGTATCTAGACACGTCCATGCCACCGTCAATCGCTCGCTTGAGGTGGTTTCTCGTAATTCTTGCAATGAGAGACTGCGTAGCAGCCATGACTCGCTCATTGGACTTGGGCGTGTTTTCAATCGTAGCAATCGTACCACTGTAGAGCTTAACATCCGCCTCAGTGAGCACGCCGGTCTCCTGGAAGATACCCCTGGCAAGAACTGGTACCAGCTGAGTGATCGTGGATCTGAAAGCATCCAGATTGTCTGATGTCTGATTAGAAAAAGCAGCTGCATTCCGTTTCAAATCAGCAAACCAGCTTGTGAACGCTGATCCCTGGAACGGTATCCCCAAATTGGACATCTGCTTCTCTGCGCTGACTGCGAGCTCAAGAGCCATAAACGCCTGGCCTATAGCTTCATGCTCCGAAATTTTAAGCTCGTTACCACCGCTTGTGATTTTGATTTGATCTGACAAAGAAGCGTCTGCTGGGAGCTGTTCTCTTTTCTCCCCAACAGCTTTAGCGTTCTTTTGCTCGTCAGTCATGTTGTCCAGGATAGCTTGCTGCTTACCTGTCTCCATTAAGAAAGTGTTAATCTTTGCGAAATTATCTGACGAAATGTTTCGAGTGGATCCATCTACCCCAGCATCCTCCCATGTCTTGCCGGCTTTTTTAAGTGCATCGTAAGCAGCCTCCCAGCGAATGAACCCGTCGATCTGCGAACGTCCCTGGGGAGTATCAGGATCTACCTCAATACCGGTCTTCTGATACATGTCGTCACTGTGTTTCTCGTAATACACCGACTTCTCCTCAGCTTTGATCGTCTTATCGATCTGTCGCTTGTAGGCATACTTCTGTTGGAACATGTCGTTGATCTGACTGAACCGATTGAGAACATCCTGATCTTTGATGTTGCTCAAACTGTAGCCGACAAGATCTCGGTAAGTAGTAACGTCTTCTGGAGAGCTGAACTTGAGCTTGCCCGCCTCAGACGCAAAGTAACCAAGCACTGTCTCGCTTTCTACTCGGTCAGTCTCCATGCGCTCAAAGACAGCATCCTCCCGCTTCATGTCAGTAGCGCGTTGCTCAATGAGCTGCTCAGTCGCACGCTTATTGACTTCGTCACGCTTGGCCTGCATGTCCATCTCACGATCCCTAGCCGCGTTGGACCTAATGTTAGCAGCCAGGTTTAACCCGGCATTCCATCCGCTTTGAAAACTCATCGACCACCTCCAAGAAACGCGTTAACGCCACCAGCTGCTCCAGATCCAAACGCTCCGCCCATGGATCCGAAAATACCGCCACCCAAACCAGCCATAGCAAGCCCTCCAGCTGTTCCCAGGACAGTGTTCCATGGATTCATCTCAGCAGCTGCAATCGCATTCTGGGATTGCTGCTGGTAACTTTGCATGGCGAAATTAGAACCAATCTGCATTGCGTTCTGATTGATACCAGTTCCCTGCTGGATCCCCATGGGGTTAAAGCCTGCTGCTCCCTGCTGGGCACCTGATATGGCACCAAATTGGGCTACCGGGGTAATCCCGGACAGGAACGATGCCGCGTTGGCCAGTCGTTGCTGGCGGAGCCTGATTGCAGCATCACCAACGGCAAACGCCTCAGCAGCCGCATTGGCATCACCCATAATATTACCTCGAGCAGCCTGGGCTCCTCGCACTGCCTGGGTAACCTCCCTCCGGAGGTCATCCCCAAGACCGTAGCCTGCTTCCAAATCTTTCTTCGCCTCAGCTCCGAGCAGCTTGCGTATCTCAGTTCCCTGAGGGTCTGAAAGCTCAAGCTCTTTCATTCGTTGCTGAATGAATTCAGCTCCAAACTCTTTCTGAACATCTAGTTGGCTCTTGGCAATTGTGCGTGCCGATTCAGCCATGAAGTCCAACTGTGCCCTGGTCTGATCGATGTCACCAAACCCGCTAAAGTCTGCTGTCCTCTGTTCCCCGGTCTTTGGGTCGGTGTAAGTGACAGACGTGCCTAGCGCAGCAGCTGACTCGATCATTTTCCGGATCGGCAGCGTCTCCACGTCCGCATAAACAGCAGCTTCGTTTGCCGCGGCTATGTCAGGTGGTGGTGGTGTTTTTGGTGAGCCCATATGATTCTCTTAAAGTCAGCGTATGTGTATCGTTTCAGTTTTTCCCGGCGGTGGCCCCAGTAGGTCAGCTCTGGTGCGTCCTGGTTAAATTCTTCAAAAGTCGCCAGCATGGTGTAGGTCGCATGTTTGCCGGGATTGCAAAGTTCGTGGAGATAAACGTCTTTACCCTCCGGGTTGTTTGGCGACCAAAAGTGAGGAACGATGTCACCATCGAAGTCTTTGATCCTCCTGTAGGTAACGAATCCGGCAATGTTTCCCCACTCCTCAACGACCATGAGTGTTCCGTTCCGGTTGTGGAACACCAGGTGCTGCCGAACCTCATCATCTGTCCAATCCGCGAATATTCTCCCGTTTCCATTTTTCCTGGCGAATTCAAGAACCCTGTCAATTTTCAAAGCTGCTTCTCGAGAGTCTCGAGGAAAGCTCCCAAGTTAATGTTTCGGAGTGCAATGTACCTCTGATCATCCAGCTGCAATCCGGCCTCTGTGACCTGAGTTGCTGATGAACTGGTTATCTTGACCTGGAACTCGCGTCCCTGATTGGTACCCGTCAGACTCATGTTGTGCCGCACGATGCCAGGCTTACCCAGGACAGCCGGCAAAACAAAGTCCAGTCGGAGTTCACCAGTTCCAGTGTCCACCAGCTGCCCACTATCCAGGATGACTTCGTCACCCCCGTCCGGGATCAGCGTGATGTTTGCCCTGGCTTTGCTCTTGTAAAATTCAACCTCGAGGAAGTCGCAAGTCTTGGGTGAGATAGGGTCACCGAATGTAAGACCTCTGGTCAGGATCTCAAACGGTACCTGGGTGTAGTCTGCCCCCAGCTGGTCAGCGTAATCATTCTCAGTGGTTGCGTCTTCGTCGATATGATCGCGCAGATAGACGACGTTGTTGTTTGTCGCATCAGCCCACACTAAGCGACGCCTGTCATTCAGAGGTTCGTAGATGTCGAATGCAGTTGGCTTCCAGCCTGACCATCGCCCAGACCACTGCTTGAGATTGGTATCGTATACCAGGACAGTGTTGGGAGTCGTGGACGATCCAGTGGGCACTGCCAGTATGTATCTGCCTCGCCAGTAGGCAGCGCATGAACGATTGGCATACCCCCAGTTGATCTCCTCGATGATATCGTGGATCGGAAGCGAGATGGGGTCTGACGTAGCGACCTGGTCCTGTTGGAATGCGGTGCCAATGCTACGTACACCGTCGCGAGACAAGAACAAGATGTCGTCACCAACTCTTACTGCTGACTTCTCGGCTAGGCACCCGACTTTGTCACTCACCAGCTGGACAGTGTATTGGCTGGGAGTCAATGTGGGGTCTGCATTGACAACATAAATTGAGTTGTCTTTAAGAATAGCAACTCGGAAGTCTTTGAATGCAACAATGGATCGGATGGCATCACTGTTGCCCTTTCCGATCCTGATCGAGTTGATTGCCGGGAATATGTCTCCGGTAGCAACATCGTCATCAGTATCGTCTGATGGAGTTGAGCTGCCTGTATTCGGTAAAACATACGAAACATGAAGAGTGTCGATGCCGGTCGCACAGAACAACCGGAACATATGAGCTGTTAGGGCTCTAGTGTTTTCTGGACTGTCAGTGTCTGCGATCTCGACGGCAACATCGTAAGCAACAATGCTGCTAACGTCATCCCAAACGCCATTACCGTCAGCATCAACCAGAATGTCTTCAGAACCAGTTTGTCGAATGACGAGT